GTTCATACGTTACGTAGTGATGTGTTTAACCAACGGGCTTTGCGTTTAACAATCCAAAAGATTGCAACACGCTCGGCTCGGGAGGGTATAGGCTTCTTAACGAAGACTATGCCGCATCTCGGAAAGGCTCTTGACAGAGCCTTAACCGGTGAACATATAATGGACTCTGCCAAACATGGTTTTAAACCCATGCCTGGTAGTAAGCTTCCCATGTTAATGGGTGAGCTTTTCCGTTTAGTGTTCAATCACGATGGCAAGGTTTTACCTTCACCTTGCGTACGAAGCATCACAGAGCTGAGGCAAATCCTGTATTTGTTTTACAAATACGAGATCCCTTACTCAGCTAAACAAGAACAAAAAGTCATACTTCAGTTTTTACAAACTGAAGACGACATTAAGGACAGTAATGAAACATTCTCCGCGATGGCGGATCACCTTGAGAATCATAGTGAGGGTTTTAATCTCCCTCACATTGACGATCGGTGGTGGCCGCCGAATGTGGATTGTGAGTCTATACGGATTGGATGTCGATCTGTTGACCCCCGTGAGGGAGTCTCTGATCGGCACACTTTCTGTTTAGCCCTGAGGGCTCGAGCTCTGCTATGCAGTGTCTTGAGTTCTTTTGATCCGACTGATATTCATCCGAAACACGGTCCCGGAGCAGTCTCCACTAGGGAGAAACTTTGGGGCAAGTATTTTTGGACTAATATCAATAATCGGATCGCAGAACGCTACCCAATCGATGCGTATTTCTACGCATCCCTTGGTCACGTCTGCGACTCCCAAGCTGAGATAACTCAACTTGGAAGCAAAGAACGGTCGGCACGGGTTATTCTCGTTCCGAAGGATTCTAGGGGCCCCAGGCTTATATCTTGTGAGCCATTGGAAAACCAATGGGTTCAACAAGGGCTTGGAGCTGCACTAGTTCGTCACGTCGAACGTCATTCCTTTACTAATAGGAGTGTTCGCTTCACAGACCAACGTCCAAACCAACAAGCGGCCTTGCTAGGGTCACTTGATGGAGGATACGCGACATTGGACCTCAAAGAGGCCTCTGATCGTGTAAGTGTTGGACTGGTTCGCCTGCTGTGGCCAAGTAAGGTTTTACCTTATTTGCTTGCATGCAGGAGTTTAGCTACTACTCTTCCTGACGGTCGTGTCATAGCACTCAGAAAGTACGCGCCAATGGGGTCAGCATTATGCTTCCCCGTTTTGGCGCTAACAATCTGGGCGATACTTCACGCCGGGATAGACGATGCGCATACTCGTGAGAGTATGTTAGTGTATGGTGATGATGTGATCGTACCCACGGCGCAAGCCATGAACGCGATCGAACTGCTCGAGAGATTTGGTTTACTTGTAAACCGCTCTAAGAGCTGCGTCAGTGGATTCTTTAGAGAATCCTGCGGCGTCGATGCATATATGAATGCCGACGTCACACCGATCCGACTTCGGACGGTCTGGCCATCCTCACCTAGCCCTGATTCTTACATTAGCTGGATCGCGAAAGCGAATCAGTTTTATGATAAGAAGTACATGAATGTTTACGAGATGATATGCCAAAAGCTGTTTCAGCTTTACGGCCACATCCCGGACAAGAGCATGGGTTTACTCGTGCCTAGTTTACGTTCAGTACCCAATGATAGGAAACCTCAACAAACTCGAATTAATAAAGCCCTCCAACGGAGGGAATATAGAGTTCGGGATGTTGTGACTAAGCCAATAAGAAAAACTCTAGACGGATGGCGGATGTTACTTCGGTTCTTTGCCGAGGCAACAACTGACACTCCATTCCCAGAGCAATTAATATTGACTAGACCCCGCTCACACGAGCGCCTACACGGTTCTGACTTATCCCAGTCATGGGAATGTCATGAACCTTTTATGGTCAGTTCATA